ATCTCAAGATCCTCCATCTCCTGTCGGAATCTTTGCCAGATCTTTGTACGGCGAACCTTAGAACCATCAGGCCACGAAAGCTGATGATGATCCATTAATTGCTTAAGATGCTTCCATCTTTGACTCTGATCTATATTCGCTGATCCAAGTTCAACAACCTCAGTATTTGGCATCATTACCTGAAGGCGCTGAGCAACTACGTCACCAAGCCCGCCAACGTCAATGCCGATCCTCCACACATTATAGTTAGCAAGGAATTCAGTTATCTTGAAATATTGCGTCTCCCAGTCCATGCCCTCAAGGTCAAGCCAGTTAAGAACATGATGATGATACAAGCCGAAGGGGTCAGGGTTATTCCAATCAACGAATACAACGGTAACGACGGTCCTATCTTGCTTTCTTGCAGGATCAATACCCACAACAACAGGAGTGGCGTGATGAGCGTGAACAACAGACTGCATAGATGTATCACCAAGCTCATCAAGTCTTTCTGATGTAGTGAACATGCCCTTTTCAAGTAGCCACTGAATTCTATAAGAAAGCTTGAATTCATCGGAATCTTCACCCATCCTGTGCATTGCCTTAGTTGTGCTTCTACGATAATCAGGATTATACTTGGCAGCAGTACGCCAGTCCACTTCAAAGTGATTTTGCTTAGCGCCCCTCTTTGTAGCATCCCTCTTGTTCTGCCTTATCTGCTCGTAGAAGACTCCCTTGTTGTAGGTGGGTGTTCCTGTGAAGACCATTGTTGCATTCGTCGCTGAACCCATAGGAGATACTGATTTGTTAATTGCGACAGCATCGGCACCTTGACATTCGTCAACCAAGATAACATGATAAGTTCTTCCTTCAATTGAGGCGCGAGGATGACAAGTTGTTTTCCTGACTTCTGACTTACAGTCTCTCAGCCACGCAACACGGCCTCTGTCGATAAATCTGTCATCAATCTGAGTATCAGATAAAATCGTCTGCACCTGATCAGATTTAAACATGCCCACTATTCTTCCGAATAGGTTATCAGCTTGTTCATCAACAGGTGCGAACGCACCAACAGCCACTCCTCTTGTATACTTACCCAGCCAGTCAGGATATACCTTAGCAAGGCGGGGTAGCATGATCATAGCCGTCACAACAGCAATAGCAACAGATTCGGTCTTACCAGACTGACGGGAAAACAATGCAGTTAAGGTATCGCCGTCATTGGTGACAAGAGATTCTAGAATCCTCCTGATAAATGGAATCTGATAAGGATATATAGGTCGGCCTGAAACTTCTTCAGCCACCAGCATAAGCTTATCCAGTAAGTTGTCCGCGAAGTGCCTATCCTCATCATCAAGGATGTCACTCACATATGTCTCATCGTTTTCCGGCATAAAGATATCCCTAGTTGTAGTTTAATACAACTAAGGATATCATTACTTCTTGGTCTTCTTGATCCTGCGCTTCTTTTTCTTATCCTGAGCATTGCTGATCTTAGCAGCCTGTTCCTTGCTCATGCCTTCTTTCTTTAGAGCTTCATAGACCTTGGGCTTTTTAATTGACGGCCCTGGTGATTTGCCTGGCATTATCTAGTCCAGGGATGTGACCAGGACGGGCCGAATCCTACAGATAGAATCAGCCCTCCGACAACAACCAGCCAGATAACCCAGCCTACGTGTACACCGATTATCAGTAGTATCAGTGCCAGTAAAAATGCTACAAATGCTAGAACGTTCATTTTGACTTCTTCTTTCCATGATGCCACTTAGCCGCGTTACGTGCGAAATTAGCTTTCTTCTTCGCGGCGGGCGAGGCTTTAGGATTATTTAGTACAGAGGTTGCTTCCTCTTGTACGCTCTTGCCAGCTTTCTTGGCCATCTTCTTGAATGTCCCGCGCTTGCTGGCTTTAATGTGTATGCCTGACTTCTTCTTTGCAGCCATTACTTATCCTTTCCGTTAATCACCGAAGTAAGATGATTAAGCTCGGAACGCAATCTTGTATTCTCGGCTTCCAGCAATTCATTTTTCTGCTCTAGGTCACGGACACGAGAACGCAATGAGTTAACTTCCGCAAGGTGCGACCTTAGCTCAGAAATCTCTGCTTGCTGATCAGCATGCAATTGCTTAAGCCTGTCTATTTCTTCTTGTAAAGAATCAATAACACCTGATTGAACAACTACGGCTCCCTGTGCCGCATCAACAAGAATCTTTGATCCTTCACCACGTGATCTTATAAGCGCTACTACTCCCCCGCTGCCGAAAACAGCAACAATTACAGCAATCAGAACTGACAGCCAGTTGTCGGCAAAAAATGTGACAACAGGTGAAGAAGCATTGGCAGCTATAAAACTAAGCACCACTAGTCTCCCGTATTATCTATTAACTTATTACCTTCAACTTTAACGATAACATGGTTGCTTGCAATAATTCTAGATCTAACCAGGGATGCAAATAGAAGCGCTGCCGTGAAAAATCCCGTTACGAAGAAACTCGTATTGTAATGAAAATAATGCCCGTAAAGAATAAACCGGCTTAACAAAACTCCATCAAGAAACAGCAAACCTGCTTGTTCTATCTTAGATTGCCCCAGACTTATACCAATAGTCATAAGCAAACCAGTCAGTAAGGACAAGATATTAAGTGCGTCTGCTTCCCACATTGGTAGTAGTGCAGTAAGCGGGTCGATAGGACCGAACATTGCCAGGCCAGCAATCCCGCCGAAAATCGCGTAAAGGGCTATAGCTACCTCAAAGGGAACTATAGATAGTCTCTTTAGCATAGCCATCCTAGTTAAGTTGATAATAATTTACCCTTCTAGTCTAACAGATGGCCCGAACAAAGTATGATCAGACTGGAAGCAAAAACAACGCCATACCCGGTCATCTGCCCTTGGGTTGGCGTTGTCAATTGTCTCAGGACATAACTCGTGATTATTGGTATAACAAAAATCACAGGAGCGTTGTCTAGAACTTAAGAGCGTCGTCATAAATACACTCTATCGCTGCTTGCAGAATACTTACAAGTCTTGTTAATTCTCTCACTGCCGCGTAGTCACCATGCTTTCTGTACTCATATAGAGCCTTGTCCATTTCCAGGCAAGATGCTTCTATCTGATTCAGAACCTCATGTGTGCTAAGTCTTTTTAGTCTTTGCTTCGCCTTGGTATATTCAGGCGTATTCCAGGTCGCTGCTGTCTTCAGCACTTCCAGCGCTTTCTCCTGGTGCCCTGAATTTCTGGCGAATCTCCCCAGCTTGCGTATCAATTTGTCTTCCTCTTAATGCTTCAAGTAAATGTATGCTTATAGGTTTATCGGTCGGCCTCCATAGTCCTATTACCCAGGAATACCCGCTCTTAAATAATTTAATGTGCAAGGTCTTGGCCGCATACCTGTAAGGTTCTTCTATTTCCCATGTCGGCTTGACATGAAAACGCGGGGCATCAGGCTTTACGTAAACCTTACCGGTAAACAGCTTGTTGCCCCACTCTTTCATCTGCGTCATTCCCAGATCCCCATCCTAATGAAAGTTCCTTCATCGTCAAACTCAAAGGTGGTCAGGAATCCTGCGTATCCATCTATCTTTTCCTCATTATCATGAGAAAAGATATAGAAACAATTAGTATCATTATCTTCAGGATGGTTCTCCGGATTAATCCCCCAGCTATTAAATAGTTCTAAGAATCTTTCCTTATCAGTCATTATCTTCCTCCCTGGCCGAAACAGCCATTACCAACATGGTTACCATTCAAGCCTCCGCATTCTTCACACACAGTCTGCATGTTCTTCTTCAAACTGAACGACCTCTCCCCACTCGTCAGTAAGCTTATAGAGCTTAGGATCACAGACACAAGTCACTATATACTTTGAGCCAGGACCACGAGTAATTCTCTTCTGTCCTAACTGAGCCTGTATATAGCTTTTCATCATCTCCTGAACTTGCCGCTCAGGTGGTATCTGCGGCTGGTACGGCTTCTGACCCGACTGCTTTGCCACGTTCAATCATCTCCTTATGTCTTGCCAGGGCTTGCTTGGCGGTTAGCTGATCTTCTGGATGATGCTTATGACATACCTTGTACGGTGAACCTGCTAGCTCAAATAGAGGATGACGCCAGCACCACCAGTAACCATGACAAGTATGAACCTTCCACATCAGCGAAAACTGGCTGAAGAATGTTGTGAGCAAAGCATACTCACCAAGGTCACTTCCAAAACCAGACCAGAAACCATAGTACGGTCCAGCTTCATTTACGACACCGAAATGTACCTCACACCACCACCAGATCTGGTTATGTCTTACGATAATCAGCGCAAGAAGCGCTGATGCAATGAATACAAGAACTGGCCCTAACCAACGTTTCATTTTGACTCCTTAATTAATTCTTTCGTACCCGTAATTCTCAAGTACTCTGTTGATGAACTGGCCAGGACTAGCTGCTCTCCTGAACTGCCTTGCAACAGACGGAGGTATAGGCTTATAGGTACCGTAATCATATTCAGCACCGTTGGTGTGGAACTTAATCCTCAGCCTGCCTCTTCGCTTGTCATAACCAGCTTCATCAGTTCTCCTGTGATCCCAGCCATTATCAGGCCAGGTTGTGTTGGTGGGATTCCATGTAAGCGGAATCAGGTCACCAACGGCTTTCTGGTATCCGAACTGCCGGATAGCCAAAGTCTCCTTAGCTTGCGCTAACGTACCCTTAGATGCTGCCGTAACCTTACCAGGATGCTCAGGCGTGAAATAGTGACGCCTGGCACCACGAAGGTCAACCCCGGCTTCATAATCATCTTGAGTTATGCCAGCCCTGATCAGATCATTACGATACTTCTCAGAAAGACTTAACCATCCCTTGCGTCTTGGCATTTACTTATCCTCTATCTCCTGCAAATTAGCTTCAAGGTCAGTCCAGAATACTTCGCCTGTGTCATAGTCAACATGGGCGCAGTGCTTACCGGCATGATTCACAGTATATTTACACTGTATGCCGACAACACCCTTACGATATGACTTTGACTCTACTCGATATGTAGAAGGACATTTATTGTTATTGGTTACAGTGGTGGTTGGCCAGTAATAATACTGAGGATACCAGTAACCATAGGGATATCCATAAGGAGGATCGCCTATGTAAACGCCGCCAGGGTAAGTCATATTACTATTATCTATTGCCACTTTGTACCGTCCAGCTTGGATTCACTCGCCTGCCCTCTTCATCTTCCATGTCAAAGTGCGGGCATTTTGGAGACATATAAATATGCTCTCCTAGTTCATTGAAATGACATGTCACTTCAGTATATAACATTTCAGGTGAGCCAGCATACCTGCCACCTTCGGCAGGTATGTCATCATAAAAGAACTCATGATAATCACGAGGTTCTTCTTCCTCCACCACAGAAATCTTTTCTGGCAGCAGGGCCAGTTCAGAAGGATCGTTTACATAGCTCATGAAACCGCCTCTGAAATCTCTGCTCCTGACTCACGATGAGTAGACCTTGACCATTTACCGCAGTTCTTACACTGCCATCTCTGATATTTAGATACCTGAGTGAATGAGTATCCTCTGCGCTCAAGATTGTTGCTACCGCAGTTAGGGCAAACATGAGATTGCGTGTATCCGGCGAATGACGGATGCCTTGGTATCCAGGGACGAACGAAGAAATACAACTCCTGCAAGGACTCAATATCCTGAATGTTATATGTCTTCATCTGCTCCCATGCAGCGGGATCATTAGCTAAACATTTCTTCCACGTCTCAAATCCGCCTGCGTCTTGCTTCTTGGTAAGACCGAAGTGCTTAAGTACATGTTCTAGCTTATTAAGCGGAAGACGAAAAGTAGACCTGATCACAGGATACAGGTCTAGGCTCTTATATGGTGAAGGCGGCTTAAAGCCTTCCATAATCAGGCAGGTATTCACTACGGGAATATCGAACTTGTTCCCGTTATAAGTCATCACGATATCAGCTTGATCAAGCAACTCATGCAAGATCCGTATCATTGCTGAGTATCCGTTGTGATAAGTGGATGCAAAGATTATTCTATCTTCATCCAGCCACTTAGCTGCAAAGCAGAGCATGTCCCTTGGTTCTACAAGCTGTGACGAACTTATGGAATCTACGTTGTACATTTCCCAGACATAGGCCAGATTCGGGCTAGTCTCGATGTCCAGAACGAGGATCTTCGGCTTGGTCAGTTGGTCCAGAGTAGCTACGTTGCCCGTAAACGGCCCTGAGCCGGTCGCTGCGTCCCTAACTACCTTGCCCGCGTGTGAACCACTGGACCCGACTCCCATGCGCTTAGAATCGATCTGAGAGCGTTCTGAGAATCCCCAGGTCTGAGGCAAGCCTGCCGTGAACCCCATCTGTAATGTGTTATCCACTAATTAATTCTCCATAAATAGGAATAGCCGTAACCTCGGAAGGTTACGGCTCTCTTGTGCATCTACAGGAATTGGTTGCACCTTCCACCTGTAATTTTGGCCTTAGTTGTGTGCAAGCAGTAAGGCTCGTAAGATCCGACGCTCAGATCTTCAGTAGGCAATAAGGGGATCGAACCCTAAGTCTTCTGTGTGTAAAACAGCGGCTCTCCCATTGAGCTAACCACCCTTGTTAATTTTTAAATCCCCGGAGAAATCTGACCGCTACTGGGATTAGAGCCAGCCAGACTATCGTTACTTACCTACTGCTGTAGTTAGCAAGTCAAAAATTCCGAAGATAATTGCCTTGATAGCGTAGTAGATATTTAGAACAAGTTCTATCATATCTTTTCCT